CAGAGCTTCATTCCTCAGGGCAGGGACGTCTTGCTTCCACTTCCGAAAGGTTCAAAGGTCTTGCGAGCTGATAAAACTAGACGTTTGATGCGTGAGATGGGTGTTCCGAAATACGCTTCTGGTATCGGGATCCCGAGCGACGCTAAATTTCTTAAAGAAATCGAACAAGCTCAACGTAGTATTACTATCCAATCTACAAGTGTCCAAAACGGGCGAGATACAGATAAAATCGTGTCTGAGATGGCGATTCTGAGAGTAAGTTTAGAAAAATTGCTTACTGCTATCCTTAATAAGGACACAAACACTTATCTGGATAACTCAAAAGTTACGGATATTGTTACTAAAACTCAGAAAGAGCGTGAGAAAATGCTACTAAGAATGAAAGGGGTGATTGAATGAGCGAAGTGACTATGCGTTTTAATAAAACAGATTTACAAGAGTTTATTCAAATCCATGACATCCAACGAGATATTGGGAATAATCGCTCTATCTCTATTGACCATGCCCCAAGAATTGGCGTGAATATCCAGCAACAAACCATTGATGCAAAATATATCAAGGTGGACTTCTCCATCTGGTCCAAAGACAGAAATACCCTCAAGCACAAGCTTGCGGGTATTTTTAATGTTGATAGTCCTAAGGAGTTGACCTTTTCAGATGAGCCAGACAAGTATTATCTGGCCATGGTAATCGATGATATCTCTATGCAAGAATCAAATGGAAGGCGTTCGACAGGAAGTATAAAATTTATTGTTCCAGACGGTGTTTCTCATAGCAAGGCTTATAAAAATCTAAATAGTGATGCAAACGCTCAAACTACAGCTGATAAGATGATTTTTGATATCACAAATAACGGCACAGTTGAAGCTTTCCCAATTATCCGAGTTAAGCATAATGCTGAAAATGGATATATAGGACTCGTTAATAACAATACAGCATTTGAAATTGGAGACCGAAAAGAAGTTGATAGTGAAACGGTCAAGCGCTCTGAGGTGTTACTTGATTTCAGAGATGGCAATATCGCTCAAGGTTTTGCTAGAGCTTTCAAAAATAGCTCAGTGACTAATAGTCCAGAGAATTTAACTGGCACATCAGAGCTTGTCGCAGTAGATGGTAAGAAACGTGTCAAACTAAGAGAACAGTCTAGCGGTACATACAACGCTAGCTACTCATCAGGATTATCATGGGAGATACCTGCAGACTCAACAAGTCAAAAAGGTTCGCTCAACGACTACATTTTTTGTAAGCTCGTCTATCAACTAGACTCTGTGGCTCAATGTGGCTTTATTAAAGTGACTGTGACTGACACAAGTGGTCAGTTTCTGTACGGTATCGAGACTTACAAACGTTATAACGGTCTATACTGTGGTTTCAATGTTTTCGTAACAAATAACAATAATGACTATAATTTCTTAAAAACTTTAGACTTTGACTCATCTAGTGACCAAAATAGAAATCCATTTGGTAAAACAAGAGGACAGTTTGAAATCAAGAGAAATAATGAGAGACTGCAGGTCTATTTCAACGGCTCACATTATAATTTTTCGGTACCTGAAATCAGAGACAAGAAATCAGCTAAAATCCATGTGACAATAGGAGCTTTTCATGGTAAACCTATTATTCATCATTTATATCTTGATGAATTGATGTATCGTAAGGATTTTGTACAAACAACAAGAGATATACCTAACCGTTATTCTATCGGTTCGACAGTAGTTATCAATAGCGAAGATGACACAGTTTATATTGATGGCATTGCAAAAGCCAGCGAGGTTGTTGATGGTTCACAATGGTTATCAATTCCTCCTGGAAATTCAAAACTAGAAATGTACTTTTCTAATTTCATTAAAAATAAACCGACAGTAACAATCGAATTCGAGGAAAGGTGGCTTTAATCATGCTTTTAACTATTCATGATACAAATTTGCAAAAGGTCGCTTTTGTAGATAATAGTAAAAAAAACACACTTAATTACTATGGTGACACATGGACTAGGAGTTTGCAAACAGGCTCATCCACTTTTGAATTTACTGTTTTTAAAAAAGCTATTAAGTCAGATACCGCTTTGAATAAAGCTTACCAATTCCTCAATGAAAGAGCATGGGTATCATTTAAGTACAAAGGCAGAAGCTACATCTTCAATGTTATGACTATTGAGGAAGATGAGCAAACTATCAAATGTTATTGCGAAAATCTCAATCTCGAACTAATTAACGAACTAGCCAATCCATATAAAGCGACAAAATCAATGACATTCGTTGAATATTGTAATGAGTTTGGTATTTTAAACTATTCTCATCTTTCTATTGGTATCAATGAGGTGTCAGATAAAAAACTTACACTTGAATGGTCAGGGCAAGAAACTAAACTTTCTCGTTTACTTAGTCTTGCAAATCGTTTCGATACTGAAATAGAATTTGATACACAACTAAATGCTGACAGCACAATCAAGAAGTTTTGTATCAATGTTTATCACGAAAATGACGAGGATCACCAAGGAGTGGGCCGTATTAGAAATGATATACATTTAAAATATGGAAACAACATCACATCCATCAATAGAAAAATAGACAAAACAGGTATCTTTAACTCAATTCGTCCAATCGGCAAAAGAACGGTCAAAAATGAAGGAAAAGAAGATACAGAAGAAGTAGTAACTATCCAAGGATTGAACGATGATTGGAAAAAGTTTAATAAAGATGGCATTTGTGAATTTTATCAAATAGGTGCTTATCTTGTTGCACCTATATCAATGCAACTGTATCCATCAACTTTCTCACAATCCACCGGTAATCTAGATCAATATACCAGAAAAGATTTTACTTACGATACAGATAATCCCAAAAAACTCAGAGAACTAGCTTATAAAGAGTTAAAGAAACACTGTTATGCAGCTATTACTTACGAGGTAGACGGGTATGTTGATGTCGAAATTGGCGATACTGTCAAAATTCACGATTCTGGTTTTGCACCACTCTTAACAATACAAGCTAGAGTATCCGAACAAAAAATCAGTTTTTCAAACCCATCTAGTAACAAAACAACTTTTTCAAACTTCAAAGCTTTAGAAAACCAACTATCAGACGGTATCAAAGAAGCTTTTGAAAGATTGTTTGAACAATCAATACCCTATGATATCAAGTTATCTACTGATAACGGCATAGCTTTCAAAAATGGCCAAGGTCAGACGGTTGTGACCCCTACCTTAATGCGAGGGAATAAGGTCATCAATAGCGGATGGCGCTGGGTGGTGGATGGTGTAATCAAAGCTACAAGCTCTAGTTACATTGTTCGAGCCTCTGACATCAGCCAAAAAATGGTTTTGACAGTCTCGGCGTGGATTGATAACAAAGAGGTAGCCTCTGAGCAGTTGACTCTCATCAATACATCAGATGGGCTAAAAGGTAAAAAAGGGGATACAGGTCCGAAAGGAGACTCTGGCCCTAAAGGCGACCGAGGAGAAAAGGGAGCTTTAGACGAAAATCAGCTAAAAGAAATCAAGGACAGTATTGACGCTAAGGCTGACCAAGGGCTGACTCAGGAGCAACTGAATGCTCTCAATGAGAAAGCTGGAATTATTCAGGCTGAGCTTGAGGCCAAGGCTAGCGCTGACACGCTTGATAACTGGATTAAAGCCTATCAGGATTTTGTTAAATCCAACGAAACGGCAAGAGTTCAAGCTGAGAAAGATTTAATTTCAGCTAGTCAGCGTGTGTCAAACATTGCCAAAGACCTTGGAGAGTTATCTGACCGCTGGAATTTCATTGACAGCTACATGAGCTCATCAAATGAGGGTTTAGTCATCGGTAAGAATGATGGTTCATCTAGTATGCTATTTAGCCCAAGCGGACGGATTTCAATGTATTCAGCAGGGGTTGAGGTTATGTATATTTCTCAAGGTGTAATCCACATTGAGAATGGTATCTTTTCTAAAACCATCCAAATAGGACGTTTTAGAGAAGAACAGTATCATCTTAACCATGATATGAACGTCATTCGTTATGTTGGGTAGAAAGGAGTAAAATGGCAAAATTTAGTAACTCAAGTGGGAGCTTGTATCTCAATGTCTATGTAGAGCAGGGCTCTCAAAGTATCACAGCTAACACCTCAACGGTTAACTGGCGGATGACAGTTAGTCGGACAGGCGCCTATTACACTCATAACCATCAAGGAGACAGCACTTTGTCTCTCAATTTAGACGGTCATAACGTGCATTACAGCTACCCGACGTGGGAGACATCAGGCGAGGAGTACACGCTGGCTAGTGGTTCAAGTACAATCAACCACAATTCAGATGGGACTAAGACTTTGCCTGTATCATGTACGTTCAATCCGAATAACGGCCTGCATGGGACTATCACAGTATCAGCAAGCCTTAGCCTGACAACTATCCCACGCTCTAGCTCTGTAAGCGTGAGCGCTGGAGTTATTGGTAGTTCAGTAACTATCAACATCAACCGCAGTAACTCAAATTTTAAGCATACAGTGCGCTATGCGTGGGCTGGTAAGACTGGAACGATTGCAAGCAATGTAGACACATCCGCCAGCTGGACAATCCCTATGGACTTTGCCAATGACATCCCAAACTCAGCAAGCGGAACAGGGACTATCTACGTTGATACCTATTCAGGTAACACTAAGACAGGTACACAGTCAGCCACATTCACGGCAAGCGTGCCAGCTAATCTCAAGCCTACTTTTTCAGGTGTCACTCTGTCAGATTTGAATGGTGCAGCTCAGAACCTCATCCCAAACTCTGATACGTTCATCCAGGTCATCTCTAACATCAAGGTTGCGTTTAATGGTGCTAGCGGTTCTTATGGTTCATCCATCACTGGCTATCGTGCTGAAATCGTAGGCAGAAACCAAGCGACAAGTTCAAACGGTGGTAGCCTTGGCATCATGAACTATCACGGAACAATCAAAATCAGAGCAAGCGTCTCTGATAGCCGTGGTAGATGGTCTGACATTAAAGAGGTATCTGTAACCGTGCTTGAGTATTTTGCTCCAGCATTGAGCTTTAGCATAGCTAGAACAGGCTCAACCTCTAGCACATTGACGGTCACTAGAAACGCCAAAGTAGCGCCTCTGACAGTCTCAGGAAGTCAAAAGAATACAATGACTTTGACTTTCAAAGTTACAAGACTAGGCGCTAATGCCTTTGTAGTTGATAACG